AAGTACATGCAGGTCGAGCTGATGGATTGGCAGGTGCATGCCGCTATGGGATTATTGGAAAGTGACGATGCTGGTGATCTAGTTAATCGTTCCGGTCTAATTACAGTTGCTAGACAAAACGGCAAGACCGTACTTGGGCAGGCGATTGTTGGCACTTGGCTGACCAGCATCGCTGCATTACGTGGCAAACCCCAGACTGTTATATCGAGCGCGCATGAGTTACCCCTGGCTAACTTGCAGTACCAATTCTTGGCCCCAATTCTTGAGCAGTATTTTGACGCTAAACCCAAGTGGGGCTATGGCCGTATGGAATTGCAAATGCCTGACGGCTCGCGCTGGTTTATTAAGGCAGCCACGCCAAGTGCCGGCATGGGCCTTAGTGCTGATCTAATTTGGGTTGACGAAATCTACGCAGTCGATGATGCTGTCATGGCTCACTCTTTGCGCCCAACTATGAAGGCTCGCAACACGCGCACCGCTGGCGGTAGCCCGATTATGGTTATGACTTCCACTGCTGGCACCGAAGCATCCACAGCCATGCTTCGCTACCGCGAACTTGGGCTGTCACTAATTGGTGAACAACGTGCCGGTGCTTTTTACTTTGCGGAATGGTCACCACCGCCAGGTGTTGATGTCATGGACACAAGTTGGTGGGGCTGGGCCAACCCAGCGCTAGGGCAAACCCTAGAGCTGCAGTCAATGTTGATCGATGCTGATCACCCTGACCGGTCATCGTTTTTGCGCGCCAGCCTTAACCAGTTTGTCAATGCCGATGCCTGCTGGCTACAGCCTGGCCAGTGGGATGCTTGCCTGTCAGATATCCAAGGCCCAGACAACGGCTGGCTCGCTTGCGACTCAAGTCTTGATGGGTCGCGCTATGTGGCTGTTCGTGCAGCTGTAGATGATGTTGGGATAGTGCACGTATCTGTTGAGTTTGTTGTGCAGTCACTGGCCGAGTGTCAGCAGGCCATGCTCGATGCCTGCAACGCGCACCCCACACTTGGGCTGGCTGTGACACCAGCGCTAGAGCATCACGTACCTTTGCCATTAATGCGGCGCACAAAGGTAGTGGGTTATGGCGAACTAATGCGCTACACATCCCTAGTTAGGGCACAGATTAACGATGGCAAACTGGTGCACCAAGGCGAGCAAAACCTTGCCGAACACATGAACAGGGCCGTGGCAATTATGCAGCAAAACAACTTGGCGCTATCTAGTAAGCGTTCCCCTGGGCCTATCGAGTTGGCGCGCTGCACAATTTGGGCTGCCGCTTTAGCGTCCCGTCCTAAGCAGGCAGGTAAGCCAATGATGGTTGTCGTCAATCGCTAAACTATTTGAGGTACTGCTCTGACCGTTGTCGGGATGAGCAGGGCAGTACCACACACACCCGGCAGAAAGTGGCATACTTCTCCTATGGGTATCTTCACCAAGCAAGTAACTAAAGCAGCAATATCTGAACCACCAAAGGTGCAGGCCGCTGTGGGCTTTGGTGGCACCTACAACAAAAATGCCATAGGCGCTTTCTACCAATACTCAGAAGGCACCGCCCGTGCTGAGGCTATGACGCTGGCAACGGTGTCTCGATCACGTGACTTGCTTGCCTCAGTTATTGGCTGCATGCCACTAAAAATGTACGGCGAAATGTACAACGATGCCACTGGCGAAATGGAAGAAATGCCACTGGCACCTAGGTCTTGGCTACGCCAGCCAGACCCAAGTGTCAGCTACAACTTCCTAATGAGCTGGACACTTGACGATTTGCTGTTCTATGGCCGCGCTTTTTGGTATGTCACAGAGCGCACAGTTGATGGCTACCCAACTAAGTTTACGCGCCTACCAGCAGGCTCAGTCACCACGCTCGATCAGGCAGGGCCAGTATGGTTTGGGCCATCAAAGGAAATTATGTTTGCCGGCAACACTCTTGAAACTAAAGATGTGATCCAGTTTCTGTCACCTATCCAAGGCATTGTTTATTCTTCCAAACAAACCATTGCAACAGCGATGAAGATTGAACAGTCACGCTACAAAAATGCCCAATCATCGTTGCCTAGTGGCGTGTTAAAACAGACTGGTGGCGAGCCATTAAGCGCGCAAGAGCTGTCAGAAATTGGTGCAGCCTTTCAAGAAGCTCGACTAACTAGCCAGACTGCAGTGCTTAACGAGTTCCTAAGCTATGAAGCCAGCACTGCCACACCGGACAAAATGCTAATGATTGAGTCAGCGCAATACAGCGCTTTAGATTTGGCGCGCCTATGTGGTGTCCCCCCCTACCTTGTAGGCGTTGCCACTGGTGCTTATGCCTACACAAGTAGTGAGCAGTCACGCGCTGATCTGTACATCTTTGGTGTGAAGCCATACGCAGAGTGCATCGCATCCACGTTGAGCATGAACAATGTTTTGCCACGTGGCACCTATGTCAGATTTGACGCAGAAAGTTACTTAGCAGAAAATTACACTGCTGACTATAAAGAAAACCAACCCCAAGAAAACACACAGGAAGCCCTAGCATGATCCGTTTTACCAGCTCAACATTCACAGTAGATGCAGCCCAAGATGGCAGCCCTAAGCGCACCATCACGGGAATTGCCCTGCCATATAACACCGAGGCACAAGTTTCTGGAGGCCAGGTAGTCAGTTTCCTTCCCGGCTCACTTCCAACAGAAGGCAAAGCGCCAAAACTTTACATGAGCCACGACAGCACTGCCGCTATAGGCCTAGTCACAGAGCGCACCGATGACGAAGAAAACATGTACTTCACAGCCAAAGTCTCAACCACAGCCCTAGGAGATGAAGCCCTAGTGCTAGCAGCCGATGGCGTTTTAGACTCAGTGAGCGTTGGCGTAAACCCAACCAAGTTCACGTTTAACAAAGATGGCGTGATGGTTGTCGAGGCAGCCGATTGGTTAGAGCTGTCACTGGTGCCCCAGCCAGCGTTTGCCGGCTCACAGATCACAGAAGTTTTTGCGAGTATCCCCACATCAGATGATAATCTGAGCAATAATACAGAAACGGCACCCGATGAGCCTGAACCCACAGAGTCAGAGGAGACAGAAGTGTCAGAAACCCCAGCCCCAGAAGTTATCGAAGCAGCAGCACCATTGTTCGCTACCCCTAAGCGCCAGTTTGTTATGCCATCAGCAGCCGAATACATGGCAGCAGTGCACATTGGTGGCGATGCTTTCCGCGCAGTGAACCAAGCTTTCAAGGACAACCTCAAGCAAAACTCAACAGCGCTTGAGTTTGCACTTGCACAAGACTTGACCACGGACACCGCTGGATTGCTTGAGCAAAGACTGCTTGGCCCTGTAATTCAAGACCTGTCATTCATGCGCCCTGTGGTCACAGCGCTTGGAGTAACGGCGATGCCCTCAACACCAGCTAAGACATTTACCAAAACAAAGATTTCCCAGCACACCAGCGTTGGTACACAAACAGAAGGTTCAGCAGTAACGTCACAAAAAATGACGCTTAGCGCAAACACGGTCACAAAAGCTACCCAAGCTGGTGGCGTTTTTATCTCGCAACAGGACATCGACTTCACGGCCATCCCTGCTTTGGAAACAATCATCAATGACCTCACTGGTATCTACATGATCAAAACTGACGACATCGCAGCTGATGCTCTTGTAGCTGCAGCAACCGCGTCAGGTAGCACTTGGACATTCTCACAAACAGACCCAACTTCATTGGTCAATGCACTGTATGACGCAGCGCGTGAAATGGCAGAAGATACCAACTACTTCCCAACTCATATTTACTGTGCACCTGGCGTGTGGGAAAAGTTAGGCCGTCAGCTTGACAGCCAAAACCGCCCAGTGTTTGGTTATGTTGGCGCTAACAACAACATCAGCCAGAACGGCCTTGGTGGCAACGCTGGTGGATTGAACTACAACAGCATCAACCCATTGGGCCTTGAAGTAGTAGTCAGCAACAACTTTGCTTCCGGCACAATGATTGTGGCGCACACACCACGCAATTCAGCCACCTCAGCCTTCTCCTATTTCGAGGAAATCCGTGGACTCATGACTGTGGAAAATGCAGAACTGCTAGGCCGTGACGTGACTTTCTATGGTTACACAGCGACCTTCGCCAACATTCCTGTTTGCATCCAGTCAATCACCACTGCCTAGCCTGAAAGGCGGCTACCGCCAATGGCTACATACACAGTCACTTTTAAGCAACTGCTAGACAACTATGCAGTGCTACAAACACTGACAGATACTGAAATAGAGGTGGGTCAATCCATCACTGTTGCAAGTGTTGCTTCACCCTTTAACGGCACCTTTGTGGTTTATGCCATGCCCAAGTATGAGTACATCGGCATAGACACAGATGGTGATCTGTTATTTAACAGCAATGTCAGCATCCCTAACCAGGTGCTCTTTGCTTGTACCGGCACAGACGTTGATCGAGTAGCAACTGCTACTGGCACAATTACCTACACACAAACCTGCACATGGATTACAGCTGCACAACTAGAAACATTCTTGGGTGCTGGCACAATTACTAATCCGTCAGACGATTACACATTGCTTACACAGGCTGCATCTGCTGGCAATGCGTTTTGCTACAGGCGTAGGCAAGAAGCTGGCTACTTTGACAGTTTGACAACTTCCCCAGGTGGCGATGCCACCTTGGGCACGTTGTATTATGCAGCTGCTTTGTGGCGTGGCCGTGGCTCTGTACAAGACACTTTTGCCACATTTGATGGCATGGGCACAGCACCTGTCAGCGCCATGACACCAGTTATTAAACAGCTGTTGGGCATAGACCGCCCACAGGTGGCATAATGCCTGCCACAGGCCTGCTGAACGAGGCTATGCAAGACCTTAAAGCCACACTTACAGCAGTATCTGGCTTGCGCGTAGTAAGTGACCCCACAAAGATTGTCCCTAACTGTGTCTTTCTTGATGCGCCTAGTTTTGAGACTATTGCCGGTGGCGGCAACATTGTGCGCGTCACTATCCCAGTAAAGGTCATTGGCACAGGCACAGCCGCGCAAGGTGTGCTGGAAAACATACTTAGCATTGTGGCTACAGTTCTTGGCTCAAGCGTTGTCATCATGGCAGGCCAGCCATCATCGCTAGAAATTGGTGGCGCTACCTACCCTGCTTATGATCTGCAAATGGCTATGCAGGCACAAAC